CTCTTTTATTATTGTACATGTTTGTTTATGTAGTTTGGCATCCATACTATTTTAAAGCCCGTGTGGTATGGGCATCCGTGTTTGTACAGACGGTTTACTGCGAGGCACTATTAGTTATCACGCCGGCACCAAGTACAGCGGTAAGACCCTCTCAGAACGAGGGAATGGGAGCCAACACAGACACGACCGCGATACAGGAAGTCACCGTGGTGGCAGTGACCGTCACCGTAATAGATGCAGTCTCAGCAGTTGCTGTAAATGTCTCGAAGCTCAACGCTGCGGTTGCACCGGCGTTGATAATGGACGTCTCGGCGGTCTTGTTGACACGGCCGACGGCGGCTCCGGTTGTGTTGAGTACGGTAATAACGGTTCCGACGACAGACAGGGTCAGGGCGTATTCCTCGCCAATCACCATCCCTGAAAACGTCAGGACTGCTACCCCTGCTGCTGACAGGGCCGGCGCGCCAGTAGAGACTGGTACAGCACCGAACGGCGTTGCAGCCGCGATAGTCCCTCCGCCGGAGACAAGGGCTCCGGTCTGGAAAAAGCCGCCAGGTGGTACATGCGGGTTGAAGAGAGTCACATCATACTCAACCCACAGCTTTCCTGTGTTGGCAGCACCATCATCTGAGCACGCAGCGAAAAAGTTTCCTGAATCGTACGTCTTGACGTCTTGGTTTGCTGCCAGGGCCCCGTTGCGAATGTACTTGCGCCGTGTCTCACCGTTGAGCAGGTCAGGATCACACTCAACTGCGAATGGTATCCACAAGTTGGCTTCGATGACATCGGTATACGCAGACAAAGCAGTCTCTGAGGCCGGGGAAGGATCAGCGGCATCATAGTCAGGTCCCATGATGAGGTTTCCGGCGATCCCGGTTCCAACAGATGGCACCCACACGAAGCGGAGTCTGTTGAACCTGTAGGACTCGTACCCCGCAGCCTCATTGGACAGCCACGGGAACGAGAGGGCCATGCCCGGGTTGAGGGCAATGGACTTAAGGATGGTGAATGCACCAGAGCCAGGGGTGACAACCTTCGCAACCTTCTCACGGTGGATGATGCGCTGCTCATTTGCCGACCGAGTAAAAATCGGCTGAGCCTTGCGCATCACGGTGCCTTGCGCCACCGGAGCGAAAAACGACCCCATTCCGCCCATCGCAACGTCAGCGGGTGCTCCACGCTGGGTCTGGGCCCGGCCGCGCTTAGCATTTCGCTGTCTGGTTCGTCGCTTCTTTTGCGGTGCTTGAGGAAGTGGTGCAGGAGCATTGCCAGCAGCCCTAGCGCGCTTGCGACTAGCGCGAGAGCGTTGAGGGGCATTGTTGTTATTGGTGCTCATCGTTTCAGATAAACAAGTCAATTTCAGACCTCCGGTGCGACCGGACCAACACCTTTTCCTACTCGGTTAGTCCGAGGGATTTTTAGGCTGTTCTCTGCCATTGGACAAGTGCACTGGGTCATAGCAATTCGTGGTTGCTGGGGGCACGACCCCCCTGTTCACCCTGGTGTTCACCTGTTACGTGCTGAATATCCCGGCACGAACGGGAGATGTTTAGGCTATCCACTGCCTGGCCCAAGGGACTCAAGTAGGCTTACGTTTGGCAGACGACTCAAACCTAGCCTTCGCTTTGACACCACAATCGCGGCAGCGGAAAGGACCTCCTGCCAGCATCTTCTCGCGTTGTTCAGCACTAACTTGGGAGGAATTGAATAGGCCACCACACTCGCGGCAATTAGCGGCCACGGTGGAAGACCCATCAACTTCCTCTTTCCCCTTGTCCAGAATTGGACGTGCAGCCTTAGCATCGGCCTTGGCACTGGCTTTGCTTTCATGAACCTGGACATGTGTACTACGCCCGAGTTTGAAGACGTCATCCTCACTCAGCGTGGCGCCCGCTGGCAAAACGACCTCCCCATCCATGATGACCGCAACCTTGGGTAGCACAACCTCGGCTTCACCGAACCCAGGGCAATTAAGCAACTGAGACACAGTGTTGACGAGCTGCAACCAACCACAAAGTCCCTGGCGGTCTAGGCTGAGCTTGAGGCATGCCTGATCAACCACGAAGTCCATCCAAGGCGCTCGGACGTTAACAACATAGCTTGGCTCCTCAGCTGTTGGGCTGTTCCAACGACCCGTACGCACAGCTGCTTCAAGTAACTCCTCAACCACGGGAGTGTGCATGTCGGTACATGCCAAACTTGTCAGCTTCTCAGCGAGCTTGCCCCAAGCCTTAGAAGGCTGGGCAGCCATCGGATCAACGGTGAGGTGCAACTTCACAATCATGCGACCGAAATCGATCATGCTGTTAGTATCACCAGTGAACACATCGGGGCTATAATACCTACCCAGAAAATTCACACCCATCTCCCCCCGGTTAACGAACACGCAGTCCATGCTCATGCCGAAGTCTCGGGCCACACTTTGGAATGTTTCGGCATCTAGGTCAGCCG